TCTTCATTACCTTCGAGAGTGTTGTCTCCAACAATACCGTCACCAGTCATGTCAGCTAAAAGTGTTAATACAGCTCTAGCTCCCTTTTCTGATTGGGTAAGCTCAGATATTCTCTGAACCATAGCGTTAGATCCGCTACCCGCGAATTGGTTAATGAAGGACATATTTCTAGCTACACGCCAGAAATCTCTAGACCAGATAGTAAGCTGTTCACTGGTCAAAGAAGCAAAGTTAGTATTTGCCATGATATTCTCCTATCATTAATTATTAACCAGTCGACTTTTGGAGCGACTTTTATCCGTGTACCCTTTGTCGTTGGGGTGACGCTCTCGTTGTTTACGGATTACGAACCCGGCCAGTTTTACGCCCTGCGCTGGCGAAAACGTATGTTTTACAGGAACGACCCTGGTAAGATATCGCTCTTACGTGCGAACTTATTTATTTTATACCACACTTTATCCGAAATCTCCACGCATTCTACGCAAAGTTTCCTCAGGCAATGCAGCAAACTCTTCTACTGACATAGTGTTTATATCTACTTTTTTGTCAGCTTTATTTTTACCTTTCATTGCAGGTGGTTGTTTTTCTGATGCTTCTATTTTTTTGTTTGTATTCGCTATTTTCTTTTTTTGCACCAGTTCTTTTTGTGCGGGGCTAGCTTTTTTATCTTCTGCTTGAGGCTTACCCATCAACAAATCTACTGCTTTTTGTAAAGCGTCTGCACCTAAGTAACCTTGAGTCATATAAGCATCTCTTAATTCTAAGACTTCATTAGTTTTGTCTTGATCAAAGTTTGGATCAGCTTGGTTAAGAGTGGGATGAAGCGCTTCTAGTTCATTAGCTTTAGTTTGTAAATCTACTAGTTCTTGGTTCTGAGTAACTGTCTGCCCCATCTTAGCTTGCACTTCAAACATCATTTGTTGTTTTTCCGCTTGTCTAATTTCTTTTCTTAGTTCGGTAGCTTTTTCGGTTTCGCCCTCCATTAATAAATTTTGGTACTCGATTTCTTTAGCATCAAAATCAAATTCGGGGGCTTCTTTTACATCCTCTACTTTAGGAGCCAAAGCCTCGTCTAGTTTTTTCTGAAGTGCTTTTTGTTTTGCTAAAACCTCATCAAACCTAGACTTAGGAATCATCGGTTCTTTTTGAGCAAGTCCTCCCTCATCCGATTCCTCAGATTGTTGTGGATCTCCCTCATCGTCTGCCAATACTGTTTCTTCTCCTGTATCTTCTCCGTCTTCGCTTTCAGCTTCAACATCTTCCTCTTCTGCTTCCTCTTCAGACTCTTCAACTGGTTCTTCTTCAACCTCGACATCTTCATCGTTTTGCTCCTCCTGAGTTTCTTCGGTTTCTTCTTCCTCTTGTACTGGGTCATCAAAATTTAAATCAACTTCGTAGCCTTTTGTATCTTCCTCGGTCTTTGGATCCGCTCCGGGCATCGTGCTTAACACGACTTCTTCGTTAGTTTCAGTTTCTGGGTTCTTAGCCATTATTCAGTACCTCCTGTTTTGTCTAAGTTTCTAAGGGCTTCGACGGCCATCTTGGACGCCGCTGCTGTATCACTCTGTTGTTTACGCATATCATTAGTCACTTCAGATAATCTTTCACGTAAGTTGAGTTCTTCTCGTTTAGTTTGCAGTTTACTCTGTAACTCTGCAATCTTCAACTGTGGTTCAGTCTCAATTTGATCTACTTTAGCAACGTTTACTGCTGCTTGTGTCTGCAAGTTAGCAACTTCAGCTTCTAATTTAGCAATTTCAAGCTGCGTGCTTCTGATTTGTGCTTCCATTTGGAACTTCTGCATTTGTAGTTGTTGTTCTGATAAAGGACCAGTACCTTGCATTTTTCTAATTCTATCAGCAATATCTGCTTTACGTGATAAGTGAGAATACTCAACAATCATGTCATCTGGTATTGGAACTCCAACTTGACGCAATGAAATAGCTTCAGCAAACTGCATTTCATCAAAGTTATCTCTAGCAGGCGCAGTAGAAACAACTACGTCGTACTCACCAAGCTGTAAATCATTAATAATCAAACCTTCTGGTGTCATTTGATTAACACGTAATGGTACTCTAGGTTTATAAGGATCTTCTTCGTCTGTTATTTGTATAACTCTTTCTTCTGTGTAAAAACCCTGTACTAAATGTAAAATAGATTCAGCTAAATACTGCCTAGTCTTTGCTAAATTAGTCAAAGGCACTTGTAATAGCATAGAGCCTCTATTTTGTTTCTGTTGGATAGCTACGCCAGATACTTCTGCACTATCTTGGCCCAACATCGCATCTGTAATACCACTTATTTGTTTAATATTAGCTGCTGCTTTTTGCCCTAATCTATCTAAGCCTGTAGGTATTTGGTTAGGTGGTATCTTTGCGGGGGGTGTAGACCCACGATTAAACTCTAATACTAACCCGGTCTCTGCTCCGTGTTCTTCCAGATCATCTGCAGTCATGCCCGAAAGAGAACCATTCTCTACAATCCAACCGCTGTTTGCTGTTGTATTTACTATGTGTAGCTCTTGTGAAGTAATTTTGTTTAATTGTTCTTGTGGTGACAATAAGTTTCTAACCATACCGAACGGTTTCCCTCTTCGAAAATATGGAAAATAAGGCACGATAGTAAAATTTTTGTAAGGAGACCAATCATCAAACAGTACTACCGTGTCAGCAGTAACAGTCCAACGTACTTTCCTAACAGTTTTATTTAAAATATCTAAACCAAAAGTATCAGCAAACTCTTCTCTTTTTTTCTTTGACCAGTTGTACGGCACTTCTCTCATATCGCCAGTCACTGGGTCTAAATAAAACATACAGTCTTTTAATCTATAGTACTGTCGTTCGATAACTCTTATTGACCTAAGCATTCGTGCATTCTCAGGATCTGTAGGATATTGTTGTCCGTAATTATATTCGTCAGTATCTCCGTATCTTTCTTCTTCGAACTCCATGGAGTCTGCACCTAAAGTAGTACCTGTCTCAGCTAAAAGTCTTAACCTGTCTGCTTTATCTTGCCCGTATGTCTCTTCTATTTCATCTAAGCTCATCCACTTAGTTTCAAATATTTCGTTCCATGTTCGTGGGTCATAGTGTTTAGCGTCTGGGTCTATAAGAATATCTAGCGGGTCTTTAGACTCTATTCGCACTTCTCCCATAATATGGTCTGAAAAATCTATACGAACGTCAAAGTAACCTCTGTCTTGTATTAATCCATCAGAGAAAACTTGGTTTTCGATCCAATCTAATTTATTGTTGTCTGATATCTGTTGGTAAACTTTTGTAAGGACGTCTGCTACGTCTTGGTTACCGCCGCCTCTAGGCTTAAACTGTATGTCAGCTTTTTTCGTGCTTTGTTCCCCAAGCACAGCGTTGATTGTAGGAAGTATGGTATTTATAGTAAGAGCTGGTCTGCCCTGGTCATCAAGTTCTTGCATGTCGAACTCGTCCCATTGATCACCGCGGTAATACATGTCGCACTTTTTAGCCATCTGTACATACTCTTCATGACCGTTGTCTCGTGCACGGGTATAAGCGTTCCACTGGTTTTTTGCTAGTGTAAGCTCTTCCCCTTTGTTTAAATTTTTCTTTATCTTTTTTCTGTATGCCATACTACGCGCTCATTGCGGACTTCTTTTTCGGTCCTTTTGCTATATATCTTAACCTATCGCGCCACGAAGGTACATGTTCTGGTGCTTCATAAAAAGTTGCATACTCAGCCATCATCAAACCTACCCAAGCCAAAGCATCGACTTGGTCATCGTGCACGCCATTAGGAAAACGTAAAAGCTCAGCCACGAGCGGGCCTGTCCACACTGCATTTTCTGGGAAGAAAACTCTACCCTGTTGCATTCTACCTTGGATAGCTCTAGCTCTTGCTTCTTTATCACGTCTACCTACTTTTAAATCTTTAAAATATGCAGAATGTAAATTACGTTCTGCTACACGTTTCTGTAGAAAAGGACCGATAGCCATTTCTATGTGCCCCTTCTCTATACCTATTACGCCTGGTCTCCACTGCTCATAAAAATCTAAGATTTTTTCGACCAGTTCAAAACCGTCGTACCTACCTCGGATGACATCGACTACAAACATGTTGTCGTATTCATCGATTCCAACAGTCATACCTACTGAGTAGTCGTTTCTATCTCTTTGGCCTATAGCCAAATCCCAAGCAGTATAATATCGAAGTCTATCATAATCTAAGTCGGGTGGGTCATAATATTGAATCATATCTCTAGTGAAATAATCACCTTCATCTGATACTGGGTTCTGTTGGTACAGAGCTGACCAGTCTCTAGGCCCAATTGCTTTTTGTATTTTTTCTAAAGATTCTATGGTGTAACGTTCTGGGTGTAACGGATCGCCTTCTTTTCTAAACTCTTCATCTTCTTCGGCTAACGCAGGATACTTAACTACTTCCCAATCGTCCGCACCGTTTTCACTAGCTGTTAATAATCTACCCGCCAAATCATCATCGTGCCATCTTGTCAAAATAACCAAGATGCCGCCACCTGGAGCTAAACGAGTATAAGCTGTTGAGGTATACCAGTCCCAGGTTGCTTCGCGGTTGTTCTCAGATTCTGCATCTTCTCTGTTTTTTACCGGGTCGTCGATCAATAATATATGCGCACCTTTACCGGTGATACCACCACCGACACCAGCTGCCACATAGCCGCCGCCTTGGGTTGTCTGCCAAGATTCTACTGACTGAGAATCTTTGTCTAATCTTGTATCTTCAAATACTTTTTTATAACTAGGCTCTCTTAAAACTTGTCTAACTTTTCTAGAAAAACTCATAGCCAAAGATCCAGAGTACGAACAACTTATAAACTCATGCTGTGGGTTGCGCCCGAGGTGCCAAGCAGGAAAAGCAATACTAGCCAAGGTTGATTTGCCATGTCTTGGGGGCATAAACAACATAAGCCTGGGGGATTTTTTGTCGGCTACGTCCTGACTAAATTTTTCTAGCCTTTTACAAATGTCTTTGTGTACCCAACCTGCTTGATAATCTGGATTAAACTTTTCTACAAAAGGCAACATACGTTTTCGTGACAATATACGCTTTGCCAGTTCTTGTTCTGCACGCATTTGTGCAGTATTTACTGTAGCTTGTTGTTTTTCTTGTTTTTTAGGCTGTGGTAGTTCGTCTGCTTCGTCGGCCGCGCAGTAAACACATAATCCTTTGGGCAGGACTAGATTATCTGCTAAAAGTTTCTTGCACTTATAGCATTCTACCTTGGTAATGTCCGTCACTTATTTTTTCTTTTTCTTCATCGCCGGTTTTTTAGCTTTTTTAGCCTTTTTCTTCATCGGCGTTCTAGAATACCCTTTACCATATCCCATTTTCTTCTCCTTTTATTAACATTTCCATCTTCTACGAGCTTGTCTTAGCCTTGAATTTGGATTTTTTGCTGCTTTTGGGAACTTTTTCATCTGCCCCGCACTTCTAGCGCAAAAAGATTTACGTCTTTTTGCTGCTTTTGAGCCTTTTTTAACTTTTCCTGTTACTGCGGTCTTTAATTTAGACCCTGGGTTCATTCTTCTGTAGGCTTTTACCCCAGCTTTAGTCATCCCAGCACCCTTTTTAGTTGCCCTAAAGTTCTTTTTATTCCTCGCAGGCATTTTACTTCTTTTTCTTGGCACGAGTCCTCCTTCTTGTAGTTGGTTTTCTCTTCCTAACTATAGTTTTTACGTTACGAGGCTTCCCGCCTGGATTACCCGCTGCTCTTTTTCTTTTAACTGCGCTTCGTTTTTGTGCTGCAGTCATAGTCCGAGCTTTTGATCTTGGAACGCACTTTGGGTATTTACGTTTACTACCGCCTTTTGCAGATTTTCTACCACAAGATTGGTATTTACCTTTTTTCTTAGGGGCACCGATATCGACCCAATCGCCTTTTGGTCCTTTGCCAAACCATGCGGTTAGGCCACCGGTAGGCTTAGCCATTACCTATACCCACCGCCACGCTTTTTATAAGTTCTTACTAACCAACCGTTGGCATAGGCTGATGGGTAAACTTTAAATTTTCTTTTAGCTTCTGCTTTTACTCTAGCGTATAAGCTTGGGTTAGTGGGTGTTGCGCCTTTTCTCTTACTAGTTTTTTTCCTAGTAGTTTTTTTCCTAGGCATTACTTTTTACCGCCTTTATAACTTTTCTTAGAGTAGCCTTTCTTTTTCTTGCCTTTTTTCATAGACATCTTTTTTACCGGTGCGTTTATACAATGCATTATTTTTTTCTCCCTTTTCTAAGTCTGCCTTTTAATATATCAGCAAAGGTTACTTTTCCATCTTTATTAAGATCTGGAAAACTTTTTTTGCGTTTCTTTTTAGTAGCTTTTGCTTGTTGATGATATTTAGTCATTGTCTTCTCCCTTAGGTTCTAAGTAAGATGTATCTACGCCAGCTAACCTAAGAAGCTCGGCATCCGGCAACCGTTCTAGTTGCTGTATCTTATCTACATTAATATTAACCTGGGTCGCCTGTTCAGGAGCGAACAACCCATGTAGTTTACATAGGGAGTCGACGACGTTCTTTTCTTCTGTGGCGGTGGCCGATTTTCGGTGGGCCTCAAGATACATGGTGGTGGCCGTGTTTCGATCGAACTTGACCTCCTCTCTCATTTCTTCTCTCAAATATGAAACCGCCTTTTGTATTTTTGGTTTCTTAAAAACTTCGTACACGTGATCCATGTTACGGTAGCCTGCTGCACGACCTGCAGCTGCTTTTGTAAGTCCTCTTAAATGAAACAAAATCAACCTTTCTTCTTGGACAGAAAGCTCGGATAATTTAACACCCGCGTATGGATAATGTGACTGAAGCTCTATTCTATCTTCGTCACTAACTTCCATTTGTTGATCTGCAACTAAACTCATATCGTAAGCATATCTTATTTGTGGATAACTTGTAAATTTTTTGTGGGAAAATTTTTTTTGAAAAATGTTTCATATATCGCGTTCTCATTCCCACTCCCCTCTGCCAGCGACCCACCCCCGACCCGGATTCGGTTTCTAAAACACAATCGACTTTTGACCTTTTGGAACCTTGTTTCAGTTTTTACAGGGTAGTCAGACAAGCTGACTCTTCCATATAGTCTTGTGAAGTGAGTAAATGAGTTACTCATATAACTAGCTAATATAGGAGATTACTATGGCTAAAACAAAAAAGAACGCCTACGAAACTAGTTTCGACATCGATACTATCGAGGCGAAGAAAGGTAAAGCGTTATCTGTATCTAAAAAAGGTAACCTTAATATGAACGCTAAAATTGCGAACCCTGACTACGATGAGGACTGCAAAGATAAGAAAGACCCTTCTTATTACTCAATGAAATCCATTGACGACTGCTTTGACTTCTTCCTTACCAAACCAGACGGTTCTACAACGTGGAAACTTAAAGACCACATTACTTTAGCGGGCGGTACAGTTGTTACTGGCTTTCCTAAAGAATGGACTCCATCCGAGGACTAATCATGAGACTAGGATATTATCTTGGTCGTGCAACAAAGGGTGTGGCGAAAGCTACACTCCCAGTTGCTAAGTGGGCGACCCAACAAGCATCCACTTTTGCCCTCGAGTTCGGTCGTGGAATGACTGAACAACCTACTATCATCAAACACGATGATGAGACATATCATTCTGACAAGATTGATAACGAAATAAAACAGGAACTATCTAAAGAGCCTGTTCAACCCGAGCTACCTGGC